CGGGGGTGCATTTGTTTATATGCCATTTATAAAACTCCTCAAGAGTATTAAATTCCTCTCCGTAAGCACTAAATTCAGTATAGTGATTGTTTATATAATTGGCTTTGTTGTTGGCATATGCTTGCAATTCTTCCTTCATGGCATCAATATCAGCTTGTGTGATTTTGTCACTTCTGCTTGTCATGCCTGTCACAACATCACTTTCTTCACCATAATGCTCAACCTTTGCATCGTCAATCTTGACAGCCTGAATTTTGAAGTTATATGAAGTTTCAGCATTAAGATTTTTCACAGTAAACTGAGTGTCTGCGGTTCTGCCTATCTCAGACCAACTTTCACCATTATCCTCATATACCACATACTCATTACAGCCGATCTTATCCCACGAGAGGGTAACGCTGCTTTCGGTAACGGAAGATACATTAAGTCCTTTTGCCTTTTGAGGTGCGGTGGCTGTTGCCACACTGTCAGACCAGTTACCATACTGCTTTGATCCGTCCACGATAGAATAAGCACGAATTTTAAAGCTCTCTCTCGTGGCATTTGGCAGACCTGAAACTACCGCATTTGTTTCTGTCACGTCTGCGACCTCGTTATACACGCCGTTCTTTCTCATTCCAACGGAATAACCGTCAGCTCCGCTTACACTGTTCCACGATAAGCTTATCTCGCTGTTATTCAGAGTATTGGACTGTACACCTGTTACCTTTGCAACGCTCGTTGTGACAGTAACAACTTTTGAATGTTTACCATAATGGTTATTGCGTTTCTTCTTATCGTCCTTCTTGCAAGCCCTTATTTTAAACCGATACTCTGTCTGTGGTGTGAGTTTCTTAACGGTATATGACGTTCCTGTGGTCTTGCCTATCTCCTTCCAGTCACCGCCTATGTACTGGAAAACACGATAGTTTGTACAGCCAATTTTCGTCCACGAAAGCTTTACGCTGTCTGAATTTACAGAAGATACTTTCAAGCCCTTGCAAGGTTGTGGGTTTGTGGCGGTGTTCCAATTGGAAGAGTATGAGCCATATATCTTTTTACCCTTTACCTTCTTATATGCTCTGACCTTGAAATTCTCTCTTGTGGCATTTGGAAGCTTCTTTACGGTGTATGTTGTGCTTTTGGCATCAGCTACCTTATTATACTTTCCATTTTTACGCATATACACGGTATAGCCGCTTGCGCCCCTGACCTTTTTCCATTTAAGCTTTATTTTGCTGTTACTCAAAGTATTTGATTTGAGACCTGTCACCTTCCCCACACTTGCCGCCTCTGCGGTTATCGAGGTTTCTGAAAAAAGGTTATAGTGATCGGCAGTCGGAGCATATATTCCTGTTCCTATCATCATTGCCGCCAGTATAGCCGCTGTTGTTCTTTTAACGCTGTTCTTCATGGTATCTCTCCCTTTTTATCATTCATAAGCTCCGATATATTCCGTTCTTTTACCGCATATCGGACACGGTATCTTATCATCATAAGAAGCAGATATGATCTGTTTCGTTGTCTCACACAACTCTTTACAGCACTTCGGAAGAACTTTTATAATGTCCTTATCGTTTGCCAAAACGTTCGGTCTAACAAGCTTATTAAATCTAACGTATTCGACCCACCCTTTATTATCAAACATTTGGTAAGCATAAAGCCTGCACGCCTCTCTGGTTATCAGATACTCGGTATGATTTGCACAGCCTGAAAACTGTGCCTCTTTAAGCTTTTCAAGTAAGGCTGTTTCACCATTTTTCTCAGCTAAAAGCTCAACAGCTTTTACCCATACATCTTCGAGTATATCACCCTGACTTGTCATAACGCCATTTCTATACGAATGTTTCTTCTCACCGTATGCGCCCACGCTTGTTGTAGTGGCACCTGTTCCATAATGAGGTCGTAGTGAATTAAAGCTTATTTCGACCGACTCCAAAGAGTTTATCAAGCCTATCTGCATTTTAGTTCCTTTCTGATTGTGCTATATGTGTCCGCTTTCCGTTACTGCTGCTTTTCCTTCTCATAACCTTCACCTTTGTCTTTTTGTGCCTTTCAAACAGTTCTATCGTCATAATCGCAACTATAACAAATGCAAATATTGCGCCTATGGCAACTATCACCATCAGCACTGTAGTTATATCAAAGTCCATTCGTCATTCTCCCCTTTCATTTTATCGCTCCTAATTGTGCTACATACATTCACTTAGATCATATCAAAAATCTCCATAACTGTCTGTGCATCATAAGCTGTCATATCTTCCGTAAAGTCTTTGATTTTTCTTGTCATGTATTTGGAACGTTCAGACTCAGCACCTTCACCTTTCCTTATAATCTCTGAAAGCTTGCTAAGATCGTTGACTGTTAATTCAGCCATATTATCATCAAACCTTTTCTCTTTGTTGAAACGAGCGAAAACATAAGGCTTGATTTCAAATGAAAGAATTTTATCCTCAATTTTTTCGTTTGAAACGTTACCGCAGTTAGAGCATTTCATATGTGCATATGATACAAGATTAAAAATTACTTCGTTGTGTAAAGAATTGATTTTACGTCTTGCATTTTGTGATGAAATGTGTATAAATGCCGACAACAACAGTACCAAAACATTTATTGTTGATGCCGCAAAATCAAATTCCGATAAAAAAAGTCGGAACGCCGAAACGATAAAGCACAAAAGAGATATAAGAGATATTGCAATAAGAACTCCCTCTCTGTTAATACCGCTGTCATTACTTGATGCCACTTTTTCAAACCTCAAAAAAGGTCTTTCTTCTCCACGGTAAATGACTCTTCCTATTCTACTCAAAGTGTCCTCGTCCAACATTTCATATATGCAATCCAGTTCATCATCGGATAACATAGTCATAGATTTGCACCAAGCTGACCGTGGATCACTAAGCAGCGATAATATATTATTTACAACCGCTCCTCTCAAATATTGCACTTGATATGATTTTACACGTTCCCACGCCAAAATCTCACCGCAGGACTCACATCTTACAGGTTTTCTAACTTCTATTATTGCTTGCATTTCCATTTTTCTTCTCTCCTCTATTAGATACGTCTTGTTCACCATAATTAAACTTTATCGTATATTAAGATATTTCTTCTTCTCTTTTCGGTACATATTTCATTACCGATTTCCACAAGTATTGGTATACGATTATATTCTGCGATACCTTCAAGTCGCCCTATATCTTGCGCCATAGTTGCAACAGCATCAGTATTATCATATTGGTTATACTTTATAAACCAATCAGAGAGATATTCTAACTCTTCTGCCTCAAACTCTGCTTTGTTATTTTTGAAAGCTTTTAAATTTCTAAGTTGTTCACAAACCCTGCTATCTGTTTCAAGAGAAACCACACGAATATTAGATTTTTCGCCTTGTGTATTTCCGCAATGTTGACATTCGTCCATATGGTCTGTCACCAATGACAAGTCGAGCCGTTGTTTCTTCCTTTTGGGAATAAGCGTGAGTGAGCCAAGCACAAGGGCAATTATAAATGCGAGAGATAGATTTGGCAATGTCAGCAACGATTTTAGCATTAAAACCGTTGCTTCATCGTGTAATGTTCTACCAATTGAAATCATTGAACACACAGTGGCAAGAACATATGCTATAAATACGGAAATCGCCCTAAGCAAAGCCCAAAAAGCTCTTGTTTTCAAAACTGAGTGATACTTGTACTCTGAAAAACTGAGAGATAATCTTTCTTCTCCGCTATGTTTCGGTATTGATTTGTCACCCAAAAGCCGAGTTAGCTTTTGAACATCGTTATCCGAAAGAATTTTGCTTTCCGACCCATTTTCAACTTCTTCACCGCAATCTATCAAGCTGCGAATAGACATCACATAACCACATACAACAGTTCGATTTGTCCTCGAACGTTCCCAACGTATAATCTCACCGCACTCCCTACACCTTATGGGCTTCTCCACATCTATGATAACACAGTTTGTCATTTTTTCTCCTTTCAATTGTGACACATATATCACGCTAATTATTCTTACGTCTTTTAAATAAGCCTTGCTTTTTCTTAGACTGTGGCGCATCAGCAAGATTAAAAATTCTACCGTACACCTCTGCATTATGCGCCGAGTATTCAAAGCAACTCTCCGATGCAGACAGCCTGAACACCTTATATCCCTTCTGCGTCAAAGGAAGTATCTTATCTGTAAATCTGTTTTCACCAATGAGATTGAAGAGAAAATACGTTTGAGGCACATATGACATAGCACTGTCAACGATATACTTTTCTATAACTGAAACATTCCAAAAGCCAAAGTCAGCTACAAGAAGCTTATACGGACACTTTTCATACTCTGTCAGTTCATCATCAGAAACTATGCCAAAGTCTTTAATGGTTATTTCGTGATTTCCCTGAGATATACTCAGGCAAGCAGGAGAATAATACGAAACGCCGTTATATTTAAAGCCGTCATTGACACTGCACTCAACGTTGAGATAATCTGCAAAGTTCAGATATGTTTCATTGTCTGAGAAAACCACGCCGACTGAATACTTCTGTTTCAGAAACGAAGCAAGTTCTACGGAAACGTGCGTACAGCCTGTGCGCCGTATAAGCTGACTTACCGCCACAGTGATATGTGCCGTCAGCATTGCAGGGTTAAATCTGCTCTGCTCTGCCGCTGTATTTACCGTGGCGTTTTCAAAAACTGCCTTCGGCTGTTCATATACAAGAGGAGTATGGTGAGAAGCATTGTTCTCAGGGTGGCTCAATTCTTCCGTAATGCTTTCTTCAAAGTCCTGCGGCTTATCATCAAAGCTTACAACTGGAACGTCCTCTGCCTCGTCTGTGTCCTCTGTATCAGGTGTTTCCTCTGTGGCTTCTTCTTTATCTGCAAAGTATTCCTCACTGTTGGAGTTGGCGATAAGCTCGTCAATATTCTCATTGATAAAGTCAGGAACTTCTTCATCAGGTACAACGTTCTCAGTTCCACCCTGCGCCTCTGTAACGAGTTCTTCAAAGTCTTGCGGCTTATCATCAAAGCTTACGATCGGAACGTCCTCTGCTTCGTCTGTGTCCGCTGTATCGGGTGTTTCCTCTGTGACCTCTTCCTTATCCGAGAAGTATTCTTCGCTGTTGG